GAGGACATCATCGACATCGAGGTGCAAGCTTTGCCCCTTCCTGCGGATCTAGGTGGAACAGCACCACATTGATGAAACGCGCCTAGTCACGCGGCGTTCTGCCCGCGATCAGATCCACTTGGCGTTCAATTACCGCTGCGCATACTGCGACGACCCGCTAGGCCGATCGCCAACCCTCGATCACGTCATTCCCAAGGTGCACGGCGGCCTCACCGTCCGCGAAAACCTCGTTAGCTGTTGCCTAGCTTGCAACTCATCCAAAGGCCACAAAGATTGGACCACCTGGTTCCGCGCGCAAGAGTTTTGGTCAGCACTGCGCGAGTGGGCCATTGCGCGCTGGCTAAACGGAGAGCACTAAGCTGCAGGCTCGAAATTTCTACTGAGGAATCTCGAAGCGTCCGCCGACGGCAGGCGACGGCAAGGGCAGGACTGCTCCGGCAAGCTGCCCACCTGCCTCTTTATTTGGCCAGCAGGTGGTCTAGGTAGAGCTCGGCTTGCCACATATCGGACGAATAGCGGCAGATCGACCCCACACAACTCCGGTAATAGATCTCAAACCCTGGCCGGTCGAGCGTTTCAATAAAGCCGCCGTCGCGTTCATAGCGACCGATCACCTCTACCTCGTTCATTGATCTGCCTCCTGCTGATGAATCCAAAGCTTGAGGCTGGCGACGTAATCGCGCAGCACCTGGGCCTGTTGTAGGTGCCAACCATCGCCCGAGGCGAACCACAAAATGTTGTGGCGGTCGATGCCTTGTAGGGCCTGTTTTATCAAAGCGTTCCACGGTTCACGCGTCGGCGTGTTCCATTCACGTTGGGCCACGGCGCTCCGTATCAGTGCGGCTCGCCACCTCTGAAGCACTCATAGAACTCGCACCTGGCCGCATAGCGCCCACCGCTTCTCTTTGATTCTGGCAAGGCCAGCGCACAGAAATGCCGCTGGGTATCCCATTGCAGGCAGTCCCAGCACATAAGCGGCCCCCCAAACGGGCGGATCTTGCGCACTGCTGCTTTGTAAATCTCTTGGGCTTTTGGCAGCGCTTTAGAAAGCGTTAGCGCGCCAGTATCGGCCTCTAGCTGGTGCTCAGGTTTTGGCCCAAGAATGACGTGGGCGTGCCATGTCTTATCTGCTCGGTCACAGAGCAACAGCAGGCGGCCAGCGTGCAGCCGGATCATTCGGCCTCGCCCGCTGATGGCTGGTGATAGATCCGCTCAAGTTTCATTGATGGCGGTTCCGGTTCGGCCAGCATCGGATCGTCAGTGTTGGCCGCCACAAAGACGCTGGGCCATCCCAGCTCTTTGACCACTACCAGGCTGGTCCTGGGACTCTTGACCAGAATTCGCAGCGCCAAGCGCTCTAGCAGGTTCAGCCCAGGCAGGTACATCATGCGCCCAGTTTGGCTATGAGCCGATCTAAATACCAGCGGCATTTTTTGGCATTTTCTAAAGGGTCGCCTTTGAGCCACAACCTGAGCAGGTATTTGATCGCGTTCCCGTGGCAATAAGCGGTCGGCATGTCTGGCGCGTCCTGAATGGCGCTTTCGATCGTTTCGATCACTTCCACCGGGCCGCGGTTGTAATGCGGCGGGTGGTTCACGTTGTCAGGCATCAAGCCATCCCCATGCGATACGTCGGCAGATGCGCCAGGCGTGTTTTTCATCGACATCAAATTCAAAGGCCAACTGCCGATAACTCCAACCCTCGTCACGGAGCCGGCGCATTTTGCGCACCAGCTCCGGCGTGAGCAATGCGTTGAGGTTGTGCTCGCCGCGTTTGAATTTGCGGCCCTCAGGCATTACGCCCATTTGCCCAGCAACTCAGCTCGGCAAACTTGGATGGCCTGCTGGGCCTGCTTATGGGTGAACACCGATTGGCACTCATCCATTGCCATGCAGACCTTGGCATGAAGCTCGGCGTAGTCCGTATCGCGGAAGTTGGCCGCAATGTCTGCGCAAAACTCATCCCACAGGCCGGTGTAGGTCTTGCGGCGTGCATCGCCTAGGGGCAGCTCATCGCGGCCGCTGCGGCGGTAGAGCGACTCCATGAAATCGGCGCGTTGTTGGTCCAGCTGTTGCTCGGTCATGGCTCGATCAGATTTTTGAGACGGTGAAGTTCGGCGCAGAGCTGCTCGCGGTTGCGGATGCCATGCGTGCCGCGTAGCTGTTCCACGCGGACGTCAATCAGCAGGCGCAGCCGGTCGCGTTCGCATTGCTGGCCAGCTCTGAACGTGTTGCTGCGATCCAGAAGCTCATAGAGCCTTGCACGAACGGGATCGGTCATGCCACCTCAACCTCGCAAGATGGCCAGCGGTTCTGGGCGTATTTGATGGCCGCGGCTTTGTTTTCCGCGCGGGTGATCCATGTAAGCGGCTTGGCGCCTTTTGGGTAGACGATCAGCCGGAACTCCTTGGTTCGGCTGCCGCTCTTTGGCCGGCTGACGCCTTCGCCGTAGGAACCCTCAGGAGTGTCAGCCCATTGCAGCAGTGCGCCCTTGATCTCAGCCATTGGTGATTAGGTGGTTGTCTTTGTCGGGATTAAGCCAGCGGATTTCGTCCCAATACTGAATCCAGCCATCGAACGCCTCAGCCTTGGCCTGCTGGAAGTTTTCAGCGCGGATGCATTCGCGCACCGAGGCGCTCTCTATGTAGAAGTAATAGGACTTCTCAGTCATGGCCATAGTGCGCAGTTCGACCAAGCTGGGCAGCCTTTCGTATAGGCCCTTTATTGTCAAACCATTGGGACAACTGGTCTTGGGGCACATTGTTTTTAATCCAAGGTTCAATCAATCGCATGGCAGTTATAGATATGTAGTCGGTTTCAGTTTTAGATGGCAATGAGCCGACAAAAAGGCTTAGCTCCCAGACAGCTTGGACAAGATCGGCCGTGCTTGGCTCATTGATGGTTTCAGTCATGGCGCACATACTCCTGAGTTCCACTGTGGGTAAAGCCATGGTGGGCGGTGGCGTCAAGGCCGATCATCGCGAAGGCGCTGGCAGCGATGAGGAAGCAGAGCAGGTTTCCGAGTTTGTTGGACATGGTGGTGGTGTGGTGGATGGGAAGGCCCGAAGGCCTTAGGCGAATTGATCACAAGCCAGCTGGCGAACTTGAGGCAAGGTCATCAGAACAGGCTCAGTTGAACCAGGTGCATAGACGCGATAGGTCGGGCGACCGTGGATGCCGCGGCGGCTGCTGCTAAATGCAGGGCGGTTGTTGAAGATGCCGTAGCCGACTTGGCCGAGGATTGCTTTGGCTTGCTCGATGGTCATTGGCTGAGTGGGTTGCCGATGGACTAACAATACACCACCCGCGGGGCACTGGCAAGACCTGTTGCTTTGCTTTACACAGCCCCGTCGCCTACAGCCAAGCTCACCGGAACCCGCAGCATTGGCTTGCTTTGCCCAGTAGGTCCAATCCGGCCCCAACCCACTACAGCCGGGCTAACGCTCAGCTCGACAGTGAACCAAGAATGCCCGCAGGCCAAGCATTTCCGCTTCCGCGTGATGTGTTCCTGGTCGTGCCCATTGGTCGCTGCTGCTCGGATGTTGCTGCTGCTGCACTTCGGACAGTTCACGGGCTAGCTATTGTTGGATGTACCCCATCCCTAGCATACGGTGAACTTCGGCGACTGGATGGCGGTGGAACTCTCCACCGAGCAGAAATTTGAAATCGAAAAACAAGCCCGCAGCCTGCTCGAAAGCGACGACGCGGGCGTATTTGCCGCGGCTCTGCTGAAACAGTGCTGCTACCAGCAGCAGCTGCTCCAACAGGCCGTGAACGAAATTGCTCGCCTGGAGTGCGAGCTGATGTGATCAGAACATGTCGCCATCAACCTCGACCACCTGGCCGTCAAATGCCTGGGCGAGCTTCTGAACGCCATCGCCAGGATCCACCCAGTCGCGGGGAGGCTGGCACACTGCGCTGATGTAGTTCAGCCCAGACTTGGCCTGTTTTTTCCAGCCGCTGATCGGCACCTGGACTGAGCCGTACTGATCCGGGGTCTGGCTCATCACAAAGCGGCAGAGCGCGTCCAGCTCTTCCACCTTGATATTCATCATCCCCGAAAAGTCGATTTTGCTGTCGGGCTTGGTGCTCTTGAAGATGCTCAGGTTCAGCTTGAAGCTCATGGTTTTTTGTGGGTGATGGTGTTGGCCTGTTCAAATTGCTCCACCTCGGCCAATG